GCATCAATATGCTAAAGAGACAGCTCGTGGACTGTTAAAAACCGAAAGGATACAAAAATTGGTTACAGAAGAGATAGAAGTAATTTTAAGTGATATAGGAGCGTCTAAACACTACTTGCTAGAAATGACTAAGAATGTTATTGATAACCTTGATGGCAAGGATGGTGATAAGTTAAGGGCTATTGAGCTTTTGATGAAAATAGCAGGAATGTTCCCGAATGATAAGAAAACAGAGTCTTTGACTGTATTCCAAGGATTTAGCGAAGACCAACTAAAACGTATAAGTACAGATAATATAAAAGTAATTGGACATGCAGAAAAAACAATCAACGACAAGCCTAACCCTTCGTGATGTAGGAATACACAGTGAATTAGCTGGATGTATCGTTTGTGACAAAGCATTGGTTGATAATCAGAAAGTTGTATTGATGGACTTGTTCAATTCGGTTGCCGGGTGGATTTGTCCTAAATGTACATCATTATATGACTATGATGATAATTTAATCGATATTGGAGATTTGGATGTTTATTCCGATATAAAAGGGTATGCTTAATTGGTAGAGAATAAAGAAATAAATTTAATATCAGGTTTAAAGGATAAGGATGAGGTTCTTGCTCGTTCTTATAGCGATTTACTTTATTTTGGCCGGGCTTTCCTACCAGCTGATTTCCTTAACAAAAGCTCTTCTCCTTCATTCCATGAGGAAGTGGGTAAAAAACTTATTGATACCAGCCCTGGAGCCCGTATATGTAATATTCTTCCAAGAGGATTTGGGAAGTCTATTCTTTCAAAGGCTGCTATTCTACATAAAATTGTCTTCTCTCCAAAGGGGCATAGGCAATTCATGGCGTGGGTAGCTGAAGAACAGGGTCAGGCTATTGACCATCTTAAATATGTTAAAAGCCATCTTGAGTATAATGATTCGATAAGATACTACTTTGGAAACCTTGCTGGTGATTCAGTTGGTAATAGGTGGACTGAGAAGGACATTGTTACATCAAAGGGTGATAGATTGATTGCTAAGGGTACATCTCAGAGACTTCGTGGTCGTACTGAGATTGATGTACGTTATACTGGTATTGTTCTTGATGACTTTGAGTCTGAATTGAATACAAAGACACCTGAGAGACGAGCAGAGATTAAAAAGTGGATTGTTTCGACTGTCTACCCTGCTTTAGAGGAATCTCCTGGTAAAGAGGGGTGGATATGGTTATGTGGTACGATTGTCCACTATGACAGTTTTCTACAGATGGTTGTTGATGGTCATAAACTTGCAAAACGTGAAGAGCGTGAATATCCTTGGGATGTGACATTTTATCGAGCATTACAGGATGGGGAGTCTATTTGGCCTGAACAATTCCCAGTTTCTAAGTTAGAGTCTAAAAAACGTGAATTTATAGAAGCTGGTCTTGTAAACAAGTTTGCACAGGAATATATGAATGATGCTCGTGATTTATCATCGGCAGCGTTCAAAACAGATAGAATACAGTATCATGATGGAGCATTTAAGTCGATTGATAATTATTCGTATCTTATACTCCGAAATGAAGCAATACCAATTAATGTTTATATTGGGGTTGATATAGCGGCTACAGCAACACAACGTTCTGATTTTCAGGTTATTATGGTAATTGGGGTTGATGCTAACAAGAATCGGTATGTACTAGAGTATTATCGTGAAAGAATACCAACATTTGATTTACCACAGAAAATTATCGATATGGCTCGTAAATATACTCCTGTAAGACGAGTTACCATAGAAACAGTTGCTGCTCAGGAGATGGTACGTGATATGGTTACAAGAATGGCTGCATCCGACAGAAGATTGATACCAGGAATCTTTAAGGGTGTAAAACCACCATCAGGTATAAAAAAGGCTGATAGATTAGAAACTTCACTTGGCCCGATTGTAAATAGTAAAAAATTATATATTCGTAGGGAAATGACTGAATTGGTAGATGAGATGTTTGAACATCCTGTTCCTAAGAATGATGACCTTATGGATGGATTATACTATGCAGACTATTATTCAAAGGCTCCACTCAGTACTGCAATCTCTGTAACTGAGATGCGTTCTGGTAAGAAAGGTGGTAGCAAATTAAAGGGATATTACAACTGGATGACAGGTGCTAGGCGATAAAATGGAACTTTTAGACGATTTTAGCGTTTTTTCCTTTGATTGCAATGTATTTATATTTAATTTAACCTCCAAGCGTAAGTCACATTAATATGGCATTAGAACAACATCCATCAGCAAAAGAGAACCAAGAACTGCATAGGCGGTGGCGGGATGCTCGAGCTGATTGGGAAATAGAAGCTCGCAGTGATATAGATTTCTATCATGGCAACCACTTTTCTAACGCTGAATCTGAGGAACTTCAATCTCGGAATCAGGCAGACGTTGCAATGGATAGGATATCACCTGCTATTGAAAAGTTAAAAAGCGTTATTACAGCGAAACCTCCTGTATTTACAGCAATTCCAAGAGAAGACTCTGATACTAAGGTAGCTTCTGCTTGGAGAACAATATTGGGTTATGTATGGCAGGTATCAAGCGGCGATGTCCATATGAAGGATGCTATTCATGATTACGCTGTTACGGGGCTCGGATATTTATATGTTTATATTGACCATGAAGCAGACTTTGGAAAGGGCGAGGTTAAGTTTACTTCAGTTAATCCGTTCCGTGTTTATGTACCACCATCGTCTCGCGATAGATTTTTTCAGGATGCTGATTCAATTATATTATCGACTATTCTGACTGGTGACCAAATTGTTAATTTATATCCGTTCTTAGGGGCCCAGATAGATGAGGAGACTGGAGAATTAGTACCAGGTCTCATTGAGGAGATTTCTTCATACTCAGAAGAAGATTTCCCAGAAGCTCAGAATAAGAATACTATGTCTATAAAGACTCCCGCTGAAGCGAAAGATTTAGATAATTTTAGTTCTGAAAAATATCAAATACTTGAAAGGTTCTTTAAGACCAAAGTACCGTTTTATCGTGTAGTCGATTCACGTAGTGGTGAAGAAATGGTTCTTAGTGATGAAGAGTTCGCTACCTTTCTAAAAGAAAATCCCGGTGTGTTTGAGCGTGGGTTAATGAGTTTTGAAGAAGTTCTTCAGACTCGCATTGGTGTTGTCGCGACTGTTGGTGAGGTTGTTCTATATGAAACTGTTCTCAATACTGATGTTTATCCTATTGTTCCTTTACCGAATATATGGTCAGGTACTCCGTATCCAAAATCGGATGTATCAAGAACTCGACCAATGCAGAGACTACTTAATAAATTATGGTCTCTAGCTTTGTCACACGCTCAAGCTTCTGCCGGGTTAAAACTTTTAGTTCCTTTGGGAAGTGCTATCAATGGACTTGACCAGTTAGAAAGAGACTGGGCAAATCCAAATGCAGTCATTGAAATTGATACTTCTCAGGGTGAACCACATTATCCAGCTCCAACACCGTTAGCTTCTGAGTTCTATCGGTTGATTGAACAAGCTGAGTTTTATATAGATTTTATCTTTGGTCTTCCTGAGATGATGCATGGATTTGCTGAGAAAGCTCCTGATACAGTTCGTGGTACGGAACGTATGATGATGTTAGGTTCTGAGCGTCCAAAGTCAAAATTAAGGGATATTGAATTTAGTGTTAATATTATTGGAAGGTTGTTGTATTCATTCTCTAAGGGTCATTATACATTCCAAAAGATGTTTCGATTGATACAACCAAATAACAATATTAATGAAGTATCTGTGAATATGTTGTACAGCGATATGAATCAAACAGTAATTGATATTGCAAAAGACAGGAACAATATTGGACAACATGACGTTAGAATTGAACCAGGTTCTACATTACCAACAAGTAAGTGGGCTGAGTATGGTGTATACTTTGAAGCTTACCAGGCCGGGTTGGTTGATAGAACAGAAGTATTGAAGAAGAATCCAGAGATATTCGATAAAGAAAGTATTTTGTCACGAATGAGTGAAATTGCTCAGTTGCAACAAGCTAATGAACAGTTGCAACAGCAAGTTAAAGAATTGCGGGGAGACCTGCAAACGGCACAAAGGGAGTCTGTCCAAGACAAGAAGAGAGTTGCGGTTGAGAAATTCAAACGAGACTTATCTGAAGTACGGTCAGACGCGAAAGCAGAAAAGAAAGTGCAAACAAATAAGTTTGCCGATACAGTGAAGTTCGAGTTGGAGAAATTGAAGCCTATTGTAGAAAACATGCAAGAAGGCGCCGGTTCTGCTCCTGAAGAACTCGAAACATTGTAGAAAGGAGAATCATGGAAGATTACATAGCTGAAGCAAATTCCAGCGAGGGCGTTATTGATGACGTTATAGCTGGGACTGATGAAACCAATCCTTTTGCTGATGATAATAGTGCATTTACTGAGTCGGGATACGAAGGTGTCACTCAGCCTGTTTCGGATAGCGAGACTTCACACGTAGACTGGGAGGACGAAAGCAAAAAGTGGCAATCATTATATGATAAGTCACAGTCAAGTTTGACTAAGCTTGAAGATGCTCTTGGTACTGCGGTGGAGATGCAGCAGAACAATCAGGCCGCAACTGTTAATCAGCAGAGAGAACAAGTTCCACAGGTATCCGAGGAAGAATTTAATCCTTGGGACGCCTATTACAAGCCGGATTCGCCGTCTTATCAAATGAGAGTATCTCAGGAGAATCAGTCGGTGTCACGTGCTATTGAAGGTCATATGTCTCAAATGAATGAGAATATTGCCTTGAATAACACAATAAATGAGTTAAAGAACGTTCATAAGATGCCCGATGACGATGTTAAAGAATTTTTACAGTTCGTTACCCAACCGAAAGAAAATGTCGGTTTGGATAACCTTGTAAAACTTTGGCAGGATGTCAACGGTAAAAAAGCATCTCAAGGCGTTTACGACTCACTTGAAGCGGTAAGAGCTTCCAAGAAAGCTCCCCCAAGTCCTGGGGCCATACAAGGCCAAGACTCAAGAACTCGTCCAAAAAATGAGGAGGAGTCAGTTTGGGAAGGAGTTATGGGGGCAAATGTTCATGGAAGATTACCGTAAATCTTAAATAACAAAGGAGTGTAAAATGGCAATTAATCAAGGTGGAGTAAAATCTACGGATGTCGTCCAAGCTTCGTCATATAGTCACGCAGGTGCCCATGGTACTACGCCTGATGTAAGACGATTATATAACTTTGGAGACAGAGTAGCAGACCTCTCACCAGAAGAATCGCCCTTTTTTGTATACTTAAGCAAGGTAAGTAAAGTACCTACTGACGATTCGGTTTTCCGTTATCTGGAAGACCGTTCCAAGATTGATTGGACTAGTCGCAGTTTTTACATGGCAAACGCGCCTGGCACAGTTGCTGCTGGGACAAGTTATTCCTTTCAAGTAGCTGATGCGGCAACGCCCGCAGCTTCTATTGATTGGTTAATCAAAGGAATGGTGTTTGCGGTAGAAGCGGCTGAAGGAGCCCAAACAATAGTGAGAGTAGATTCTACCCCAGTTGATGGGGGAAGTATTACGTCATTTACTGGTAAGGTTATCAGTCTTTCCAATAGTGGAATTTCTGGTTATGCAGTTATCTCTGATGATGACCGATGCCAGGTTATTGGTACTGCCTATGCTGAAGGTACTGGTTCTCCAGACGTTTGGTCAAGTGAAATAGACGACAACTTCGGATACACGCAGATTTTCAAAACTGCGGCTGAAATGACAAATACAGCAATTGCTACAAAATATCGCGGATATGCGAATGAGTGGCAACGTATTTGGGCACTTAAGCTCCGTGAGCATAAGGTCGATATTGAACGTGCCATGCTTTTTTCACAAAAAGCGCGTCAGGGGAGTGTACAGTATACAGAAGGGCTATGTGGAAATATTTTAGTTAATTCCACAGCTCAAACAACTCATACAACCGCACTTAGTTATTCATCTGGTAAGGCATACTTCCGAGTGGAAGCAAATGCTAATCTTACTTATGATTTATTGCTTGGTGATTTGGAAGTGTTGTTTGACCCAGCAAGGGGTGGAAGCGGAGACAGACTTGTCCTCGCTAGTCTACCAGTAATTACTTTCTTTAA